ATGGTTCTGATGGCCGCGCTCATGGCGCTCGCACCCCCGATGGCTGTGTGCCCTGAACAGGGTGTGCGCATCACCTGCGTCCACGATGGCGATACCTTCATCATCGATCGCGAACGCATCCGGCTCATGGACATCGATACGCCCGAGATGGAAGCACAGTGCGCAAGCGAAAGCCGTCTGGCTGTGCGCGCCCGTGATCGGTTGGTGGCAATCCTCAACAGCGAACAGTTTGTTGTCCACCGGGATGGTCAGGAACGCTACGGTCGCACGTTGGCCGTGGTGGCAAACTCGCGCGGGTCAGTGGGCGATCAACTAGTTAGTGAAGGGCTGGCCCGCACATGGTCAGGCTGACGCGAGCAGTGGTGCTGAGATATCGCATTGCTGATGGCGATCGGCAGCCCGGAATGCCGTGCAAGGGGATGTGGAGGGGGCACTCGCGTGGAATGGGTGTCCCTCTCCTTTTTCGACTTGTAGCCTCAGCGCGGCAACATGGCGTTTGAAGTCACGCCAGGCGACGGCTCAGTTCGATCCAGCGCATGGGGATCTGTGATGCACCAGGGACCGTGGCAAGGGGTTTGGCGCGATATCCGATGGGATCAGGCGGGTGTCATTAAGGGTTCTCACCACCACCCAGACCCATCAGCAAGTTCCGGCAGCCTTCGTAACGACCAGAGATTTCCCAACAGCACGAGATTCCCAGCAGGATACCGCTTACGGTTTGAAAAAACGATTGTGCTGGAATCATCAGGTTGAATGGCCTGCAGGTGTGATGGGCATAGACAATGGTGTAGAATGTGGTGGTTTGGTGACCTTTACATACGGCCATGGCGCTTGAGCAAAAATTCATAGCCGTTAATAACGCAACCATCGGCCACGCTGATCTGCTCGCGTAATCACGCGGCACGGCCTGAAATCCCCCTTGCCGCATGATTGACGAATGCGGGCCCAGTGCGCCTGGATCTCCTCGTGAGTAGGCGCCGGGGTTGCGGAACCCCGCGGTGCAATCTCCTGCCGCACAGCCTGACGGACCTTCTCCGCTATCGTGCGCCCCGCCCCAATTGAGAAAATCACATTGCCAACCTCGCAATGCGAAAATAGCTCGATGAGACGCGAGACGCTACCTCTGGCATGAGCGACATCCTGTAACCGGAATCCCCCGCCGTCAGCCCTCGGAACGGGATTCTTGGCAAACGCTGGCCGCTTTAGCATGTACCGACCGATGCGGGTAAGATCGTCCACGGTAGGTCCGACGTTCTTGATGACGACGCTCCTTGCCCCCAGCGAGTTCGACAGCGCCCGCCTGCTGCACATGTTCGCTTCGATCTCACGGACCTTCAGATGCCCGCCTATGGCGCTGGCACCAAGGAAGTGGACGTGCGACACGAGCCGTCTACCTTCCTCCCCAGCGATGTTCTTCCACACGTCAGTCTCGACGACACCGAATCCTTCCAACCCAGCCCGCCCTAAATGCCGGTTGGTGATTGCCTTTAGGGATACGAGGTCAACATCCGGCTGCCTCTCCCAACTGACACCCGCGTCCCAGGCCATGGTCACCCAGACCCGCTGCCTCTCAGGTTCTCGCAGCCACAGATCGGCCATCGCATCTATCAGCGCAGATTGCGCCGCGCGGTGCACCTTAGCGTTGCTCAATAGCGCGCGACCGGAAATGCGCCTGTCGGCGATCCCCGACAGGAAAGCCTGTTCCCGGCGATCCAGCGACCATGATTGGATATCACGGTGAAATTCGGCCTTGAACTGGGCGGCGTTGGTATCGACCTCGAGCATGGCGGCATCGATGCTGGGGGCGATAAAGGTGTCTGCGAGCAATCCCATTGCGTCGCTCCTTGTGATTGCCCCCTGGCCGGTTTTTTCGGCCAGGGGGGATGGTGAATGCTTCAGCTATGAAAAATTGGCCAGGTGCTGATCAACAATACCTGATCATGGGCAGGGCCAGGTGCTCGAAGCCCAGCCTTTTCAACTCCGAATGCCAAAAGTGCGGCACCAGATCACGATGGATCACTTCCACGCGGCCTTTGCACCCCTTTCTCTGAAGGTGTTCGATATGACCGACCGCTCCGGCGACAACTGCTTTTCCCGCACCAAATCCAATTAGACTCTTCTTTAAGGAGACCTGGGAACGGCACATAAGCGTCACAAATGCCCGCTCCATCGGGCTGCCGCCCTTGATGAAGCGATCGTTGTTGTCATCGAGTAGATCGCCTGTCGGCGTCCTCGTCAGGGGCGGATAGAAGATTGCCGCCAGCGCCGCCCTCAACGCACGCTGGTCGTTCAACGAGATGGTCAAAGCCGTTGAGCGTTCGATAGAATCTGTCGCGACGAACCGCCGCCTTGGGCCCCTTCGGATCTTCGTGGGCGGATTGCCGAAGTACAGGGCCACGACGTCCATCGCCATCAGAGGGATTTTGGTCTCGACCTCGGGTACCGAGCAGAAGCGTGCCCCAGCTAAACCATCGTACCCTTCCTTGTCATACTTCGCAGCGACCTTGCGAACATCCGCCAACGAAAAGTTGAGCGCGTCGAACGGCTGAATAGCTACCCTGCTAACTTGCAGCATGAGGTCTTCACCCTTCGGCACCGTGTTTCTCAAGCCTGCCAAGGCTATCCCGGCACCTTCTCGAAGCATCTCGCCGTATGATGCTAACGGCGCGGCCACCGGTCGCCCCGTCCCTAACACCGCTTGATATTGCTCACTAATGCCTGGCATAAGGTCAGCTCCTACATACTCCTCTAATCGCTTTGCGATGGACTTCCTTGGTCTAGAAGACGCCTTCGCGTCCGAGGGTAAAGAATTAGAACTGCTGGTGGGTTTCATATTCGAAGTAATCTTGTTATTTTTAGGCATAATAGCCTCCAATTGGCGCAATTCATCGCCCGCACGCCAACGAAGGCCGGGCGAGATCGCGATACGTCAAACCAAAATTCTGTCCGCTATTCAGCGTTGATGAAAGCACGTCAGGGTGCTTGACTCATGCGAGGGTTGGTGGAGCGCCGTCGACCCCACGCGTTGGGCGGCGATCGTTCAAGAGAACAGCTGTATAATCCTGCAAGGAACCGCTCTGGTGTGACGGCATAAGCGTCACACTTCGGTGCGCGGTAGATCTGCGCTCGAGCGATCATCGTACGGGCTCCCGACCGCCAACATCAGAAGTGCTTAGCCGAAGGCTATCTTCCTCAAATTCTTCCAAATATTTCAGGGAGTAGCGGACGGCAGAACCGAACTTCGCGTACCTTGGTCCACCCCCTTTAAGACGCATCTTCTGCAGCCACTTCTTGCTCATCGAAAGTCGTGACGCGGCCTCGGCTTCGGTAAGCCATTCGCGGGGATGAATCAGATTGTGGGATTCGCTAGACATGGGGCCATCATACGGCCCGCCCCGGGCAATCCTGGCAAACCAGGGCGAATTCAATTTCCATTTCCGTTGGCAACAGGGTTTGATCGTTCGGCAACGGCCAGCGAGAGCCCTGGCAACGAAACAACTAACCTTTAAAAGTTAGCTCCCTTGGTATAAGTTCTAGCGCAATGGCACGTACTACCCCACGCGATCGTCCGACTCGGCCACTCAAAGGTGGTCAGGTACAGATCGAGTTCGACGAGATCGCAGCATTAATCCGAGCGGAGGTTAAATGGCGCAGGGAACAACCGGATCAGAAGGTATTCGAGAAGGGTGACAGCTATTTCAAACGCGAATCATACGCACTCATCAGGCGGACAATTTCGCGGCCGGGCGGAGCCAGCGTGATAAAAGCGATTCTACGTCACTCGAAAATAGTTATATCTCAACCAAGCTACCAGGAGAACCAATTCTACTGGGGATTGAGAGCAATCGATCCGCATTTCGAAGCGATGCGATTTAAGCAGTATTTGAGTAGGTTCTCCAAGCAACTACTATATTCTCATCGCAATGGCGTACCTCCGATCTACCTGATTGGGTTCCTTTACCAATCATCGATCAATTGGGGAGCCTTGACCCTAGCCGACTGTCGAAAGCGAGATCCGTCGCTCAGCTTGCATACCAAGCTGTATAAGCCGCAAACCTGATCTGGGCCAATCGCGTGGTTGTGGGGTGGTTGTTAGGCAGGAATATAAATCAGTTCGGTTTACCTAAACCATTGATTCGATTGGTGAGCCCGACAGGATTCGAACCTGTGACCCGCTGATTAAAAGTGATCGGTCGCCTGATATAGAACAATGACTTAAGCCCATTTTGGACCTAATTTTGGACCTTACCACCTTTTCGAACCCAAAACGATCAGCTTGATCGTTTCCTAAATATCGGTGTCGATCGGCAATCCCGCCGTGGTGGGTTGCAGGTGCGGCGCTCGTCTGGGGAAGGGTGTGGTGCCCTTCCTCATTCGCCCCTTAGGGCTGGCGATATTTGGGGCGGCTGATGCGATACAACTCGACGAATTCTTCAGGGCTGAAACGATGGAAGAACGGCATGAAGGGCAACGTGGTGATGCCGTCGCGTGTGTAGGGTTCGGGTAAGGGGTCGGCAGTCAAGCTGTACATGATAAGCATTTTCTTAGCCGCGTGATGCCAGTGCATCCGCCTACGCTTTCGCTCGACGGATTTCAGCGGTGCGATGTCGGCTCGATAATGCTCGATCAGCGTCAACGTCGCACCAGCTTGAGAAAATCGTCGAGGTCGATCACTACCAGCGGCTTGCGGCGATCTTGTTTGACCACGGCCAGCGGTGTGCGATCGTTTTGCCCAGCGGCTTGGCCGAGTGCATCGTAAAGGACAGTGAAGCCTTTGGCCTTCGCCTTGCACTCGACGCTGAAGGGGAAGGCGCGCGCCGCCGCTGGCGACAGTTGCAGGTCTTCCCCTTGACTGCCCATTGCGCATGACCTGACGTCACCTTCCTCAAGATCAGGGAAGGCCGCAAGGATTGCGTCGCGGGCCGCTTGCTGCAACCTTCTGCCCTTACTTTTAGCAGATGAAACCTTAATCGGCATCGTCACCCATGATCTCACCAAGGGTTAGGCCGCGTCCTTCGACGCGCATTTCGTGGCGCTTGAGCCATTCTTCGACACCTCGATCAAAGCGATCGATTGCCTCACACAATCTGTTGTCTGTCATGTTTGTATTTATCCTTTCATGTAAATTTTCGGGCGGGCTCAAAACCACTCGTGGTGCTGACGCCAAAAAGGTTTCGCAGCCTCGATCCTCGACAGCCCAGCGACGATGCCGTTGATCGTCATCATGGCGGTTTGCTGATCGAGTGGCGTCGCCGTCTCAGACTTCATCTGATCGATCGCTTTCTCGTAGCGGGCCGCTTTCATCGTGGGCGGGAAGATCGTGATCGCGCCGTTGAAAGCCGTTGTCAGGAACGGGCGAAGATCAAGGAATTCGAAGGACGACAGGCGAACGAAGTGGTATTCCTCACCATCGGCATCGGTGTTGGTCGAGCGATAGTTAAAGACGCGATCGGCGAATTCTCGTGCACCCGCTGGCGTTGTGTTGAGGGCGCGGGCAAGGGTTCGGGTGAAGGTGTTCATTAGTGTGTTTCCTTTCTGAAGATCGGCGTTGCGCCGTAAGCCTCGATCGCCTCTCTTATGGCTTCCTCGGCGACCTCGTATTCTGATCGCAGTTTCACCACGAGGAAGACCTGATCGTCTTCAATGAACGTGGTGAAACTTTCGAAGAGATCGAAGTGAAGGGTGATCGCGTCTGACGGTTGAAAGCCAAGATGCTTGGCAAGGTGTGTGATGAAATCGTTCATGGTTCAGGCTCCAATTAGCACCACACTCTTTCGAGCGCGCGTGACAGCGGTGTAAGCAAGGTTCTTGTATTCAGGTGATCGGCGAATGTTGCCGATATCGACGTAAACCTTGTTCCACGCCGAACCCTGCGACTTGTGCGTCGTCAGCGCATACGTGAACGATGCCACGGGTGCGGCCACGTGCACCTTTTGAGATTCATTCAAATGACTGCCGAGAATGTCGATCAGTGAGATCACCATCGGACCTACTGATGTTGCGACGGTGATGGCGGTTGTCGTTTCGTCGAAATTGACGGTTTCGGTGACAAAGAACTCGTCACCATTGCGCGCGTCGCCGTGCGGCTTGGTGATCATCAGCTTTTCGCCAGCGTAAATGGTGAAGGGTGACATGCGGAGGGCGGCGCGCATCTGAGCATTGATCTCTTGCCGCCGAGGGTTCGTATAAACGAGATATACGGCATCGCCTCTGACGACCTCGATCGCCGCGTCCTTGGCGTCATACTGGTTATAAGCGACGTCTTCGAATGGACCTTTGATCGACTGGCCGCGCAAGAGTGCTTGCGAAAGATCGATGATGCCGCGTCGATCCGTTCGCATGATTTTGGTTAGATGGCCGTGGGCGTTTTTGAGGTCGAAACCCATTTCATCGTTGACGGGCCCGATTTGGTTGGGATCGCCAAGCACCAGCAGCTTCACGCCGAGGCGGCGCAGCAAGCGGGCGTCTTCAATGCCAACCATCGACGCTTCATCGACCACCACGAGGCTGGGCTTGCGATCGAGGTGATTGAGGTTGTCGCGGGCGCGAAAGAACACCGTCTGAAGCGCGTTGTATTTGCGCGCCGCCCTTTCCAATTCCAGCATGTTGGTGGCCGTGGGCCGACGCTCAGCCGTCATCTTGGCCAGCGCATAACGCTTGCCCTCAAGCGTCTCGTCGCGGTTGATCTTCACCATTTCCTTCACCAGCGCGCAAATGGTCGAGATTTGCGTGTCTTTGGGGAAGGCATCGGCGATGACATTCTTCGCCTTGTGTGTGACGGCGCAAAGAACGATGTCGGCAGTGGTGAGGCCAAGCTTGGTGATCGCCGATCGCGCTACCGTGGTCTTTCCAGTGCCAGCGGCACCAGTCAGGATGCCCACTCCGTCCTTGCGAATGGCGGCAACTACCTTGTCAGTTTCTCTTTCTTGTGATGATGTCAGTTTCATTGTTGTTGTTCCTTTCTTCACTCTTCATCGCCCCAAACTAAATCCTCACTTCCAGTGAGGTGAGACAAAGATTGGTGTGGTTGGTTAATGGTTTGTGCGATGGTTTCAGCCACCTTGCGCTTGATGTATTTGCGCCGCCGCGCCGTTTGCGGCACGCCATCGATCGTGAACGGATATCGATCGCTCAAGATCAGCGGGCGAACCGCTTCGAATAGGCGGGAATTCAGATGCGCGGTGTGACTGGCACCATCGCGATACCTGAAGCCCATGTTGCGCCCGATCGTCTGGTTGATCTCGTCAAGGTGGCGCAGACGAACGCAATCGTTTCGTCCCATGATCGCGTTGAGCCCTTCAAGGTGCGACCATATCGCAGGGTGGAAGACGTGAAAAATCGAGTGGACGGGCTTGCCCATGTATGAGTTGAGACCCTTCGCGGCCAAGTGAGATCGCGAATTCTTGAGATCGCTGATCGAGTTGGACACGAGGTCAACCTTGCCCAGCTTTTGCAATTCCTGAGCGTATTTGCCGATCGTCTTCGCCGATATGCGGACAGATTTTAGCGTGGTTGGTTTGAAATCGATCAGCGGTGTGTCGAGTTCAATGACTTCGATATCGCCACGCCAGCGCGCTATATGGCAAGGCAGGCGCTCGGCGGTTAGCAGGACCGTGTTACGGGCGCGGCCAATCCAATCGGTCTTGCACCATGACCATTTGCGACCGATTTCATCGCGATAAAACGGCTCGTTTTGAAATTCGCCATACTCTTGATGGTCGACGATCTCGACCGCGTCTGTTGCCTTGAAATTGAGCAACACCTTGGCGTCACTGTAGTCGAGTTGACGACCGTTATCCTTTTTCGGAACCGCATTGTGTTTGATAAAGCGGTTGAAGGCGCGATAATTCTCGATATCGCTCAACGTCTCGTCATAGGAAGGGCGGAAACTATCGACGAATTCGATCAGGTGCCCATGGTGCATCTCGATCAAGTCATCGGGCCCAACCTCGTCATGGACAAGCAAGCGAACGTAGTTGTCGGCAAACGCGGCTTCGACACGGCCATCGATGTACAGCGGTGAAGCGATAAGACGCGTGACGCACTTGTGATGCCAGACTTGGGCAACGGCATGGACGGTGAAGAAAACCGCGCGTTGCGGCGGGCGAACGCCGCGCCATAGGTTAAGGTTGTAATCTTCCATGTATTGTAGGGCTTGCGGGTGGCGATCGCGGATTGCCGATAATACGGTTTCATAGTTGCCCGCGTCAGCCGCTTCGAAGCCGATCATCGGTTCCTTGTTGGCCTCGGCCCATTCCTCATAAAGCTTGGAAAAACTCTTGATCAGGATTGGTTTGAGTAGCGGGTGATTCATGTTTTCGAGTTCTGCCGCTTTCTCTTGCGCCGCTTCATACGTCGCGAATGCAAACATGGTGGCGGTGTGGTGGCGGGCCTCGATCTCGTGCTGAGCAATGATGTCAGGCAAGTTGTGCATCAGCGATCGTGTCTTCGACACACCTTCAGGTGCGCTGATCAGGGTTGTTGTGTGTGCAATACCCTTCACCGTGCAAGCTTGTGCGACGATGTCACCAATCGCGGCTGACGCCGTCTGGTAATCAGTGGCGGCAAGCGAAAAGCTTTCTTCGACAGGCGATCGATTGCGATCAACAGCATTCATCAGGGCGACTTCGTTGCGCCATTTCTCGATCATGTCGCCTAGGGGAAGAGGCAAGCGACGGGTGCCGCGTTTGCAATCGAGGGGATCGCTACCCCTGATTTGCACCGTCCCAAAATCCATCGTCATTCGGGAATTTGGCTGGCCATCGGCGGGATGGTTGCGGAACATGGCGACCGTCTGGCCATCCTCGGTCACAAAACCTGCGAATTCGGGATACTCGCCTTCAGGAAAGTGATGGCGCATACGTTCATCGATGTAGTCTTGTTCATCGGTTTCGATTTGCGACAGCACGACTGGTGACGAGGTCGAGGAACGCGTCGCCTTCACCAGCGGGCGGGCGAACATGTCATCAACCAAGAGGGCGGTGTCGATGTTGCGGGCGGCGCGCTCGCTGACGCGTTCAAAGATCACGAATTGCTTGCACTCACCTTCGATGCCGAAAACGTTGGGCTTGTCGAGAATGCGAAGACCGTTGGGAAGGCGACGATAGTTGCCCGCGTTTTTCAAGGCAGGATCAGGCGCAACCTTGAGCGTTGCGAGGTCGAAGAACTCGGCGAAAACCGTTTCCAGCTTCGACCATGCCCGCTTGTAACCGTCGAGGGGAAAGTCGCGAATACCGACGTGATCGGTGCTGAAGGCGAAATGATAGTGAAAGGATTTCTGGCCGCTGAAATTGACGGCCATGCCCCTGAGATCGTGGAAGCGGTCGCGGCACAACTGGTAAAAGGCATGGTGGCGGCAAGCGTCGCGCTTCCCACGGGCCCACGCCATCTGAGCCTCAACGAATTCGACATCATCAACGTCAAATTCAAAGGTCAAGATGACGATCGGCGCGATGACGACGCGCTTGTTGACGTTGCGGAAAAGTTCTTCGTCAGTCTCGAAATCGACGTTCAACAGCGGATTTGTGAAGAACGCCATGTTGTCGAGATAGTGAGGATCAGCCATCGCCATCAGCGTGTGCCGATCGTTGCGCGTGGTCTTTTTCTCATTCTGAAGGCTGATGTAATAGTCAGCCGAATGCAGATGCGGAATGATGAAGGCCGAGACGAATTCAGACGTCTTGCCCTCGATTGCGGACAGGATTTGCCGCGTAGTCTTGATGGAGAATTGGTGCATTGTCCCTTTCGACGTTCCTTTAGAATTGGAATGTCGGTGGCAATGGTTTGCGGCGAAGGAACAACACCGCTCAACCCAGTAGGACATGACCCCTAAAGGCCACCGACCATCTATTTATGCTCTAGCGTCAATTCCGCGCGCAATATTAAAAGCAACCGTGCATAATTTTTGCATGATGGCCTTCGTTACCAATAGTCGGCTTGATAATTAGTGGTATGACTTGGCCTCGTTCATCTGGCATTCAAGTCTTGCCTCGGAAAAACGGGATTTATTCGTCAAGGAAAACAACGGGTTACGGAAAAAGGTACACGTAAGGGATTCGTCTACTTTATTATTATAATAGTGTGTCCCTTACGTGTACCTTTTTGGGTGTTTTAGTTATCGGTTCAAAGAGACCTCAAGTCGCTTAAAGATAATGAGGGCGGCGGGCCGCTGAATGACTTGAGGAACGCCCGCGTCCCATTTATGCCGTAGGTGGCCGTTTAAGGGGGGTAGGATTGCGAAGGCGACCCGCTCGGCTACGCGCATACCCTGAAGCCCTTTCGAAGCGTTCTAGGGCCCTAAAATCGGCCATCCAGACGCCTCTGACGTTTTGCACGACGTTTCACTAAATACCTGATGAAGAAAATCACCGTCGAATACGATCACAAACGCATGGCAGCGATCGCAAAAGCGATCGGACCTTTCATCAGGAACGAAGACGAGGCCGATTATTGCACCAGCTTCATTATTGCGATGGTCGCCACAACCGTGATCGATGACGTGCCCGATCTTCGCGAAGTCTGATGACGTGCATAATTTTTGCAAATTTGGGCGTTGAATATCGTCGCGATAAGACCGTAATAAGAGGAACGGGTTGGGTAAGTCTTGCCCTTCCTCGATGCGATGAAGACTTCCCAGATTCATCGCATCGCACCTTTGGGCCGCGACGTGTATCCATCCTAGTGTCGCGGCCCACTTTTTCCGATCAAATCACCGTGCATAATTTTTGCAAATTTGGATATGGCAGGAAATTCACGCTCCTGACTAAATAGTTGTGCGGTTGGGTTCCATCTGCCGCGATCTCTCGGTGTGCCTTCCAGATTGGTCGCACCATCAACTAGGGCCCGATTATTGCGCATGATGATCGGGCCCACTTTTTTCAGATTTGTGTGAGGTGAAACTTGTCCGATTACATCATCGTCATCGTGCTGGCCGCGATCATCGCCACCGTCTATTACAAGTTGTTCTTCAAGGAAAAGATCGCTCAGATGATCTATGAAGACGCTGATGGTTGGCGTTTCGGGCCGATCATCAAGGGTGAGACGCGATCGAAGGGAATGCCCTTTAGCGAGATCGATGTCGCCAAGGGCTTCACCATCCCCAAGCGGGCTGACGGCCACGTCAACGAATTGACGACTGACGTTCCCGCCATCGTCGGCCAGTTGGCGGCAGGGAAGACGATCGAGATCGTGGTCGAGATCGAGGGTGATGAAGATGCCCAGTTTTTCCAGAAAGAGAATGACGTGGCCGATGCGACGATGACGCCGTTCTTTCGCGTCGACAACGTCAACTGGTATGTCAATCTTCCCGAGGACATGGAGAACGCTGATCGCTGGTATGGGCTGGGCGGCAGGACACCCATGACGATCGGGCGGCACACGATCACCTTACCACTCTCACAAGATCGTTGGATCAACGTTTGGGGACAGAATCTGCCCAGCTTTTACGAGGCGCTAAAGCGCGCCGAAAGGTTCGGCCTAGTGTTCGGTGGCAACTTTGGCCTTGCACACGGCGTCTACACCGATCGCGCGGTGACGTTGAAGATCGTCAGCGTGAAGATTGTCTAAATAGATTGCCGTCCAAGCAACTTACTCAGTCCTCTCCGAACCAAGTGCGGTTTAATAAGAGCCTCGATCATTGATCGGGGCTTTTTTGTTCAATGGTTTGAGCCCCGAACCGTGGCGAAATTAACCATATAGGTTACGGCCACGGGCGGCAGGAACCCGCGCCATTCTCGCTAAATAGTTGCATGACGAAACCTAAACAGCCCAAGAGTGCCCGCCGTGCCATGTCCAAGACCATCGCCAAGGCCTCGGCCAACGCCGAATTGGAGGCCAAGCGCGAATACAGACTGGCCAACGATGGCAAGCGTGGCGGTTACAAACACCTGACGCCCGAACAGGTCGAGGATGCGCTTGAAATGATCAGGTGCGGGCGCATGATGGCCGAGGTGACGGCCAAGCTAGGCGTCAGCAAGGGTGCACTGGCCAGCCGCGCGGCCACCAATCCTGAATTTGCTAAGCAACTACACGAGGCAAGAGCAATCGGCGCATGGATGATCGCTGAATACGGTCACGCCGCCCTAATGGGCGTTGAAGGTTTCACCACGGGAAGCGTTGAAAGAGACAAAGCGATCTCAGCGTCTTGCTGGAAGTGGGCAAAACACCTTAATCAGCAAGTATTCGGTGACAAAGTCGAGGTCAATCAGACGACTCTCACCCTTTCGATCAATCGCTCGGGCATGACACCGACCACAACCGTCACGACCACGATCGCCACCGATGATCAGGGTCGACTTTCGGGCTCAGACAGTGACGAATTCGACGATTTTGAAGACGATTAAGTCCGATCTTTAGTCCAAAAAATCCCTAAGCCATTGTTATTGCTGGATAATGTCACACCGAACGGCTGACTAATAGTCAGCGGGCACCGTTTCCAGCATCGTCGAGGCCACGGTCGAGGGGATCATCAGGGCCGACGATCGAGGGGAAGGTCGAGGGGGCGGCGGGTATATACCCCTTTTTCTCAGCGACGGCGGGTAGGCCAATTTTGCCAGAAACACTTTCAAAAAAGCCTCTACAATCCAGCGGAAACCTCGCCCTATTTTACAGCAAATAATGACGCGGCATCGTTTTCGTCCCTACAATCTAAATAGACGGTGAGGAATAAGGAGACGATAAACATGAGTGATAATCATTTAAACCCAAGCCCGTTCACGAGTGACGTATATGTTCGCGATCCAATGATGGGCAACGGCAGTGGCGGATATCGCCGAGTGGAAATCGGTGGGATCGTGCGGGAATTGGAAGAAACCATTGAGCGCTTTTACAAAGAACACGAACGCTTAATCAACGCGGTGTCTTTGTTGGGCTACAATATCGAAGACGACGGCCAAACAGTCACTCTGACTAAATAACCACGATGCAACGTTACCTGCCGCATATCCTCTTGATCATCGCCGCTATGGTGGGCGTGATCTTGCTCGTCAACGACATCAAGAACGATGCGTTCGACGCTGGTAAGGCGCAGGTGGCGGCGCAATACCGTCAACAGGTCACTGAGAACGATCGCCTAAACCGTCAGCTAGAAACCGCCCTCAAGGACCGTGCCGAGGGTGTCGGCCACGAGGTGACGATCAGGTTAGACGAGATCAGCCAAGAGCGTGATCAGGCGCTCGACGCTATCAAGGAAATCCGTGACAATTGCACCATTCCCGAAACGGTGATCGAGGCGCGCAACAGGGCGCGCACACGCTAAATACATCATGGCCAACCACACGATCACCGCATCATCGATTACCGTTCATGGTCGCGGTTCTCTTATCCTGCCGTTCAAGCTTCGTTTGGAGAACGGTGATCAAATCGACATCAGCGCGCGCCCGATCTTTTTCGAAGTTGATGGCGTCCCCATTCGCGAACAGCTTTTGCCTGATCCTGCCGATCCGCTTGGTCTAATCCTGACGCTTGAGCGCACACAAATCATCACGTTGGGCACAGCGCCTTGTGCATTCGTGTTTGTGGATGAACGCCGATCGCAGGAAGACATTTACGAGGTGCTATGGGCGGGTACGATCAATCGATCGGGTTACGTCGGCACACCTGACGAGGTCGCGGGCTAATGGCGATCACGATCACACAGACCAACGGAACGGTTGAAGTCACCAGTGGCACACCCGACGGCTACATCGTCGAATACAGCAACCAAGGTGCCACGGGCCCGTCAGGCAATGGCTTGGCGTCAGGGCCGTTCGATAGCCTTCAGTATAACGCCGCTGGCCTCTTGGCTGGCGCTGCCAAGTTGGCGGTTGGGCCGTCTGGCAACCTGTTGTTGGAAACGAACGCCACGCGGCCAGACGCGCCCACCACTGGCCTGAGTTTCTATGCGCGCCGTCGCGCTGGTGCAGACTGGCCCGAGTTTCAGCGCCCGAATGGTCGCGACTTCCCCGTGCAAGCCCATATGGGCCTAAATCGCGTGTCTTTCTGGGCACCGTCCACCTCTACCACCGTCAACACCGTGGGCATCCCCCGCACCCTCGTGGGCACCGCTTCGACGCCTGCCTTGGCGGCAACAAACCTTTCGACGATTGCGCGCCGCTGGCGTGTCACCAGTGCGGCCACGGCCAACGCCACGGCTGATGAACGCGCGGCCACCGCTGTGGCGTTCCGCACCCTCGTCGGTTTCACCTATACCAATCGTTTCAGCCTTTTCGCCGTGCCTGAATTGTCACGCGCATTCTTTGGCATGTCCGCCACTACCGCCGCCTTTTCCGCGCTAACCTCGCCTACTGCACTCTTGAACATGGTAGGTGTTGGTTTCGATCAAAGCACTGATACCAATTGGCAGATTTATCACAACAGCGCGGCTGGCGTTGCCACGAAAGTCGATCTCGGCCCCGATTTCGTGATCGATACCAGCGCTCTTCTAACGCTGATCATCTACTGCGGAGCCGACGGCGACCGTTTCCACGTGCGCCTTGTGAATGAAAGCACACGGGCAGCGGTTGAATACGAAGCGATCGCCAACATACCCGCCGCAACACTGGGTCTCACCGTTCGCAACCACATGAACAACGGTGGCACCGCTGCCGCCTGCGCATACGATTGCAGCGGCGTTTATCTGGAAACGGATTACTGATGCGCGCCGCGATCACCCTCACCCTTGCCCTTGCACTATCGGCCTGTGCAACCACGCCAGCACCCGATCTTGGCGAAGCTGCACCAGTCAGCTTGCCCGATCTTCCCGCGAACCTCGATCAGCCCGCCCAACCCTTGCCGCCCTCTCGTGCCACGACGCTCGCTGAATTGGTCGAGGAAGGCATTAACGATGATGCGCGCTACAACTCCCTTCGCACCCGCTACGACGCACTGTTGGGGCTCTATAAGTGCGCCAAGGAAGCGATCGAGAACCGTCAGCAACCTAACTGTTAACGAACGCCCGCTTTCACCTTACTGACATAGCTGACAGACACACCAGCGGCCTCGGCAATCTCACATTGCTTCAGCTTGCCCTCGCGCAACAGCGCGATCACGGTCGAGCGCTTGTCGCCAGCACCTTCGCGCTTTTTCCAAACGATAATCAGCTTTCGTGGCGAAGGCGGGTTCGCATTCACTTCGCGCAAGAGTTTATCCCACGCTTCAGGCGTCAAACGGGCAAGTTTCTCAATATCGGTGATCATCATTTAATTATCGCAATAGTTCACCGCTTTGTCTTAAATACCAAGATGAAGTATTTCACCTTTGAAGAGTTGTGTCGTTCACAGTCTGCCACACGGTTTGGCATTAACAACCGTCCCTCGGCACAAGTGCGTAAGAACCTTGAAGCTTTGGTCGAGAACATCCTTGACCCTCTTCGCGAACATTTCGGCCCAGTCACCGTGTCGAGTGGTTATCGCAGCCCAACCCTTAACGCCCGTATCGGCGGCGCGAAGACGTCTCAGCACGTATTCGGCCAAGCCGCTGACATCAGCATCAACGGTGTTGCCGATCGTGACGTTGCGATCTTCATTCGTGACAACCTGCCGTTCGATCAGGTGATCTTGGAATTCCCGCCCACTGGTTGGGTGCACGTCAGCTATTCGACACGCCTTCGCGGGGAAACCCTCACCGCTCGCAAGATCAACGGGCGCACCGTCTACACGAAAGGCCTACTATGAACATTTTTGAAGAGACGATCGAGAACGACACCGCGCCCGCAACCGTCACCATCGACGGCGACGCTTACATGATGGCGCTGACGCTCTTGGAAGAAAGCGAATGTCCAAACGCGCAATACGTTCGGATGAAGCTTCGCGGCGCGATTGTTGACTAACTGATCAAACGAGATCATCGCCGTTCACCATCGACCATGATGGAGAACAGACGATGGATTTCTTGAAGTTTGCTGAGAAAGACCCTGATGCCGCTTGGCGCTCGGCGGGTGCCAAGTCCAAGGATGTTGTGGCCGAACGTCGCAACAAGACGATCGAGGGCATCGACGCCACGATCAAGCAACTGAAGGCTGGCGAAGAGAACCCGCCGAGGGGCTGGTATAAAATGAAGGGCACACACGCCCGCGTCAGCATTCGCAGCGGGCGGCAGCTTATCCCGTTCAATGGCCAGACGCACTTAGTGGTGCCGCGTGAAAAGGCGCTAGACTTTTACCAAGGCGCATTGAAGGCCGCGAAGGCTGGCGATCTCGACGATACCATCACAGCCGCCTTTGATGATGATACGGACAAGCCCAAGACCAAGCGGGCTGGTTGGTCGCCAGAAAGGCGTGCGGCGCATCAGGCGAAGATGGCTGAAAAGGCCAAGAAATAAGACTGAGACGAGAACGATCGAGGGGAAGGCCCGGGCCTTCCCCTTTTTCGTGTCAGTAAGGCATTTCGAGACAAGCGTTATACGCCGCCACGGTGGCGTTATACCGCTCCATTTCCGTGGTGATGTCGATGCCTTCAAGCGAGTTGGAGGCCATGCAATCCTTCCTTGCACGGTATTTCTCAATCGCCTCGCCAACCGTGGCCGATCGAATGCCCTTCGATAGCGGGTTCACGTTGGCCATCATCAATTCAGACCACGTACCGCGATCATCGGGCTCAAGCCCGTCGCGAATCTCGATCATCGCCGCACTGTCATCACTCGACGGGATAGGCATTTCGTAAACGTTCGGGGCGGCGGCATCGCAGCCCGTCAGCACCATCGCAGCCAGCGCCGCCCTAAAAATCATCTTCACCGTTCATTTCCTTCCACTTGTCAGCTACATTCTTGGGCGGGATAAATTCGGGCATCCCCCAACCGTCCTTGCCCTTATGGCTCAATTCCAACGCCGTCCAACGGCAGCGGCCTTGACTACACTCGACCGAAACGATCGCCCAGTCGCCTTCCTGCCAAACGATCTTGGCGGGCTCTTTCACAAGCGCGTAAGACATCAGGCACCACCAAACGGTGCAAGAGTTGCGTCGATACGCTCGACCTCGGCCATAAGCTGGGCACGGTGCGCCCTCGCCTGATCGACCATCGCCGAAAGTTGCTCGCAAAGATCGCCATCACCATTAGGGTTGATCGTCTGCACTGGTGCCACGCGCGGCGCATCGGCCAGCTTGTAAACCAAACGGTTCTTGTCGCGATCGATCGTCACCTTACCCGCCTCGGCCATTTCCTTCAGCCGTGACGCGATGGTCGACCGCTTGGCAACACGATCGCTGACGATCTTCGCGATCTCAGTGCGCGACATCGGCTTACCCGATGCCATCGCCTTCCCGATCGCTTCATATTGCCGCTCAAAACTCTTGAACATCACTATACCTCTTTAACTAGATTGAACCCGCCAACTGACGATCAAGATATCCTAAGCGATCAGGCGCGCAAGAGGGTGGGCCTCGCTGATCACGTCGCCATTTTCACCATACTACCTTTTATCAGCGACGTTTGATCAAGCCTTTTGGCTAAATATCGGGTGCTTATCTATAACCCGATTCAGCTTGAAGCTGAGAAACTTGCCCTTGATCCTAATCTGACGACCGTTCTTTTTCGCGGCGGCACGGGTTCGGGTAAAACCGTGTTCGTCTGTAGTCAGATGATTATCCGCGCGCTGACTTATGCCAATTCTCGGCTGATTTGTTTTCGCGCAACATCAGTCGAAGCGCGCGACATGCTCTTCAACGCAACATTCCCTGAAACGCTCAATATGATGATGGAAGCGTCACAGGGCACGGCGTGGGCGGCGCTCGATCAAAAGGGAATGATCACACGCGACCCGATGACGGTGCGATTCGACAACGGTTCATCGATCAGGTTCGCAGGGTTGGATGACAATGCCTCGATCGCCAAAATCCTAGGTGCGGACTTTGGCACGGCGTTCATCAGCGAGTGCCAAAACATCGACACGTATCGCGTGGTGCAGCGCGTAAAAGGCCGTCTTCGCCAACGTCTATTTGACGAAGCTGGCAAACCGATGGTGCCCAAGCTTTTCCTCGATTGTAACCCGCCCAGCAAACGACATTGGACATACAAGGTATTCAAGGAAGACCTTCACCCGATCACAGGCAACCCGCTCAAAAACCCTGAGACGTTCGCCGAGATCAAGATGAACGCTGAGCACAACTTGGCGAACCTGTCTGACGGCTACCTCGACGGTATGGATTATGACGCCCGCGAACATCAACAGATGGTTAACGGCGAATGGTATGACGAGGTCGATAACCCGCTCTTCAGCGGCGAAGACATCGCGGCTTGCCGTTTGCCACAACGATTTGGTGCCGACGATTGCACCGATCTCGTGCGCGTCGTGGTTGCCGTCGATCCTGCCGTCACCGCCAAGGAAGGCTCAGACGAAACGGGTATCATCGTTGTCGGCATCGACGATCAACAGCACGGTTATGTCTTGGAAGACGTGTCAGGTGTCTACACGCCGCATCAGTGGGCAACCAAGGCGTGTGAGGCTTACGATCGCTGGAAGGCAGACAAGGTTGTTGCCGAGAAAAACCAAGGCGGCGACATGGTGCAACACACCCTTCGCACCGCCAACCCGAACGTGCCCGTCGAGTTGATCAACGCGTCACGATCGAAAGAGATCAGGGCGGAATCTACCAGCACCGCTTACCGTCAGCGTCGCATCCACCATTGCGGCACGTTCCCTGAATTGGAAAACCAACTGTTGTCTTTCGAGACTGGTTTTGATCGTCGACGCAAAGGTTCGCCCGATCGTCTCGACGCCCTCGTGCACGGGTTCAACGCCATCCTCTTCACCGATGTAAGAAACAACACCGCCAAGATGGAGCGGGTCAAACATTTCTGGTGAAGCCGATCGCCTAAATAGATGATGATCGACACCTATGACGAAAAGCGCGCCGTAAAGCTCCCACTTTGGAAGCGCAACCGCGACCACACCAGTGGCACTGACGCGGTCAAAACCGCCCGCACGGAATACCTGCCGCTCGTTGGCGCAATGGAAGGGCCCGAATATCTGGCGCACTTAGCGATGGTTGAATACAAGCCCGCAGCCGCCCGCACCTTGGCCAGTCACGTCGGTCTCGTCTTTCGTAAGCCCGCGACGATCTCACCAGACGGCCCGATTAAAGACCTCTGCAACGTCATCGAAGCCGATGGCAGCGACATCACGACCTTGGCCAAGTGGGCGCTTCGCGAATACAGCGTCACCAACGACGGCGGCATCCTGATCGATCACCCTGTCATGCCCGATGGGCTCAGTCTTGCCGCCGCCTTGGCGCTCGATCTTCGCCCCTTCGCATCGCGCTACACCGCTGAAATGATCTTGTCGGTGCAAACTTCCGTTATTGGTGGGCGCAAGAAGATCAGCCGTGTCGTGCTGAAGGATGATGAAAAGACTTTCCGCGAACTGACTCTTGAGAACGGAGTTTACACCATCACCGTGCACACCAAGGACGGTGGCAGGATCACCGAAACGAAGTCGCAGCCGACCGTGAACGGCAAGCCGCTGACATCGATTCCTTTTGTACATCTAGCCGATGGTGAAGATCACGCCGCATTTTCCGATATCGTGAACACCAACGTGACGCACTACCTGACAGCCGCCGAGTTGGCGACGGCGCTGAAGTGGTGCGCCAAACCTCGCCTAACGATCGTCGGCCTACCTGATGACGTCGCGCTTGATCACGACCCCGCGATCGCGTGGCGCTTCAGCGACAAGGACACGAAGGTGGAATATAACGAATTCAAAGGCACGGGCATCGTTGCGATCGAGCGTCAACTTGACCGTCTGGTGAAGAGCATGGCCGAACAGGGTCTTCGCCTATTGATGGCCGAACAAGCACCCGCCGAGGCCGCTGAGACGGCCCAGCGCCGCGAAGCGTCAGAAAACTCGATCCTTGCATCCCACGCGCACCATATATCGACCAAGCTGACGGCGGTGTTGCGCTTCATCGCGACATGGCTGGGCTTAGAAAACGATCGAACGATGATCGCGTTGAACGTCGATTTCATTCCTTCGACCGTTGACCCGCAAGTGTTGCAGCAACTGGTGGCGCTTAATCAGGCTGGCAAGCTTTCCGATCGACAGTTGTTCATCAACCTTCAGAAGGGCGAGATCATCAGCGGCGACGTTGATTTCGATCAGCATCAGGTCGAATTGGAGAACACAGTCATCGACCCGCCGATTGATGACGATCTCGCCTAAATAGGCGGTGACGACATTACGCGATCTTCAAATCCGCCATGCCATTTACCGCCTACGGTATGCGAACGGCGTTGATGAAGAGATTCAGAAATTGCTCGATCGGCTTGAGCGCAAGGTTGCCCAGCAAATCGGCCAGCGCTTGGCGGATATCGATGAACGCGGCAACGACCTCGGCCCAGCGACCACGCGTCGCCTAAACCAGCTTTTCGAAGAGATCAGCGCGATAAACGCTGACGTGTATGGTGTCGCGCACGATCGGCTGAAGGCGAACCTGATCGACCTTGCTGAAGAGGAAATGGAATTCGCCGCCAAGGCCGTTAGCAACGCCACGGGCATCAGGGCTCAGGCCGCACTTGCCAGCCCAACCCGTCTGGCCTCGATCGTCACTGATCGCCCCATTCAGGGCAAACTCTTGGCCAGTTTCTTCAAGGGTGCCGAGGCTGGCACGATGAACCGTATCGAAGAGGCCATTCGCGATGGCATGGCCACGGGCAAGGGCTTGGAAAAGATCGTTCGCGAAGTGCGCAAGGAAGCGATCGGCATGTCCAAGCGATCGGCCAGCGCCATCGTTCGCACCTCGATCACCTCGATCTCTAATCACGCTCAGATGGAAGCGTTCAAGCGCAACCAGCGTGTCATCAAAGCATGGATGTTCAACGCCATCCTCGACAGCAAGACGACGCCCATTTGCGCCGCACTAGACAAGCGCATCTTCCCGATCGGGCAAGGGCCCACGCCCGCCCGCCATATCAACTGCCGCTCGACCATTACCGCCGTCACAGACCTCGACGCTTACGGTATCGATCCCGATCAGCTTGAGCGCGACGGTGAAGCCAAGATCACCAAGCGGCCACAAGATGACGATCCTACTTTCGAAAAGTGGATGGCCGATCGTGGCGAAGCCGTTCAAAATCAAATTCTCGGCAAGACACGTGCGCAGTTGTGGCGTGATGGCAAATACAGCCTTCGCGACTTCATCAGAAACAACCGCGAAGTCATACCGCTGAGCGAATTGCGCCGCCTTCAGCCTGTTGGCGACGTGATCAGCGAGATCGAGATTGACGAGGTCTTGCCCGCCGCCTTGGCACCGTTCAACCCGCGCAATCCCAACGTCACCGCCGAGACGATCGAGGTGCAATCGAGGCTGGCCTTACAAAAGGCGCTTCGCCCAGCGATCGAAGCGGCGCATAAGACCAATCGGTTCAAGGTGAACGAATTTCGGGGCAACCATAACAAGCTTGGTAAGGTCAATTTCTCGGCCAACTTTGATGACGAGACCGTCAGCATGATCGCGGCGATCATGCCTGAGATCGATGCGATCACCGATCGGTTCAACGTGCCGCGTCTTAGGGGCTTGCATGGTGGCGCTGGTGCCAATGCCTCGGCCAGCATGGGCGACGGTGTTCTTGCGATCAATCCGACCATCTTCAATGGATATGCCGCCAAGGTTGGACGCCGTGCTGATGCCGCGATCGACACCGCCAAGATCGAAGCCCTTCGCGCTGAGCATGGCGTCGCGGTGAAGGCGATGAATGACGCGCTTGGTGATTACGAGGAATTCCAGCGCCGTCGCGCCGTGGTGACTGAGATCGCAAAGCGTTTTGAGAAAGAGCGCAGGGCCATCAACAAACAAGCAAAGCAAGCGTCGATCAATCGCGCGATCACAAATCGCCCAGTCTCGACGTGGAAGGTTGGCGATGACGTGAAAGACCGCCCAAGCGGTTCGCAACATTATTTCAGCGACATCGATAAGGCGCGTGTCGTCATGTATCACGAGACCGCACACACCATTCATCAGGAATACAAGCGCACGGGATACCGCCGCGACGTTGGTTTGCCGCCGATCGAGATCGAGTTGCAAGCGTTGTATAATGCCAAGGTTCGCTCAGGCGACCTGAAAAAGAATGCGCCAACGTCATACGCAATGACGAACAGCAAAGAATGGTTTGCCGAATCCTTCGCCCTTTACATGATGGGCCGCGAAGACTTGGTCGATGTCGACTTGATTGAATTGATTGAAAGGATTGCTCGTGGACAGTGAACAGAAAGCACTTGAGATAGTGCGCAAGAAAGGCGTCGATCTCGATCGCAACGATGAAATGGAAATCAGCCGTCTGTTGAGCGAGTTGCCGCTTGAAGAGTGGTTTGAGGCGACAACGGGCATTTACGAGATCATCACGTTGATCGTCAACGATCCCGACTATCGCGGCGATATCGTGCTGACAGACTGATCAATTCACTCGTCTGACTAAATAGAGGGCTGGTTAGGCCAGCAAAACAACCGCGCCTTGGGCGCACCCTCTAATTTTAGGAAGGACGGGGAACATGGAAATTACTGAAGAAGAATTGGCCGCGAAGATCAACGAAGCGATCGAAGCCGCCATGGAAAAGGCCAACGCCGCCCACGAGGCCGCGATCAAGGGCCTCAAGGACAAGAACACCCAACTAATCGCTGACAAGAAGGCGGCAAAAGACGCCGCTGAAGAGGCTGAGGCGAAGAACGCTGAAGCGTCTGGCGACATCGATCGCGTCAAGGCATCGCATGAAAAGGCGATCAAGACGCTTACCGAACGCGCTGAAAAGGCCGAGGCCGCGCGCGACACGTTCCTGATCGACAACGTCATCACCAGCGATCTCGCCACTCACAACGTTGCACCCGCTTTCCGCCCGATGTTGGCGATGGCGTGGAAGGCTCAGGCCAAGGTGACTGATGGTGAAGCTTTCATCGGTGATCAGCCGATCGCGGAATACATCAAGACCTTCGCCACCAGCGACGAAGGGAAGCACTACATTCTAGCACCGCAAACCAGCGGCGGCGGCGCAGTCGGCTCGACCTCGACCACGGCAAGCCGCGCGGCACCGTCAAACTCTGCCGAGTGGGCCGAGGCCATGAAGATGGCAAATGAAAACCCTGCCGCGTTCAATTCGTGGATGGATAACATCGGTCAACCCGACATGAAGGTCTGAGATCAAGCAAAACAAGACACTGAATAAATAACCGTGCGCGCATTTGGGCGCGCACGGGCTCCAAGTTTGGGCTCGTTTTTGTCCAAACTGGAGAATTACATAATGACTAGAATTTCTGATCTGGTGCCCAACGAAAAGGTTCTTGGTAACCTCGTCAACGCACTTCTTCCCGAATACAACCCGCTGATCAACAGCGGCCTCGTCGCTCGTGCACCTGAAGTTGACGCCGTCGTGTCTGGCGGTTCGCGCAAGCAGGGCCTCGCCTTTATCAACCCGCTGGCCGCTGATGAGGCCAACACCGCGTCTGATGACCTCTCGGTTCAGGGCGCATACGGCAAGCTGACGGCTGACGAATTCAACGCCATCCGTCTCGATCGCAACTATGGTTGGGGCACCAGCGACCTCACCCGCATGGTCACGCAATATGACGTCAAGGGCGGCATTCAGGCTGGCATCGCGGCTTACTGGGCTCGTCAGTTTGAGTTGACCGCTACCTCGGCAATGGTTGGCGCTCTGGCCGCTGCACCGTCACTGACGGTTGGCGACGGCACTGCCGCTTTTGACACCGACCTGATCATCGACGCCACCGTCGAGGCTGGCGAATACATGGACCTCTTCGATGTCCTGATCGTCTCGCCCGCGACCAAGGCCAAGATGATGAAGATGAATTCGGCCAACACGTTCGTTCGTGCCAGCGACAACGGCATCAAGATCGACACTTGGGGCGGCTACAAGCTGATCACTTCCAAGGCTTTTGGTGACGACACCACGATCGTTGCGCGTTCGGGCGCGATTGCGTTCGGTGAAGGCGTGATTGCTGGCGAAGTGCCGTTCGAAGTCGAGCGTGTCGCCAACGGTGGCAACGGTCAGGGTGGCGACATCCTGCACAGCCGTCGCTCTTACGTCGTGCACCCGCAGGGCTTCAGCTACAAGGCCACCAATGTCGCGCCGACCAACGCGAACCTTGAAGCGGCCTCGGCTTGGGAACTCGCGGTTGACGCCGAGATGGTTGGTTTCCGCGCGATCTCGCACCTCGCCTAATAGGCAAAAAGCGAAAACGATTTGGGGCGGCGGGGCAACCTGCCGCCCTTTTCGTATCTGACTAAATAGATGATGATCATCACCACCCTCGGCGCGATCGACGCCAACTCATACGCCGATATCGTCACCGCTGACGCGTTCCACAAATTGCGCAACAATCAAGCGTGGGCTGACGCAGCCGAATCTGCAAAGACTGCCGCCCTTGTGCGCGCCACCGATTATCTCGACGCGAATTACATTTACGTCTCGGTGCCCGCCACAGAATTTCAGGCACTAGAACACCCGCGAATTTCAAACCCTGACATTCTCGACGCGCGCATCGTCAAAGCCACGATCATGTTGGCCGAGAAATTCCTGACAGACGATCCACTCGCAACACCTTCCCCAACGGTTATCTCGACCACCGAAAAGCTTGAGGGTGTCGGTGAATCCTCGACCACTTACGCCGCACCCGTGCCCGTCAGCGACCCTTACCCGCAAGTCACGCGCACACTGGGCAAGATGGCCGTTCGCCGAGGCGGCGGCTTCAGCAACATCAGGATGCGCTAAGATGGCCTTCCTCGATCGAATGGAAGCGCTCAAGGATCGCTTCGTCAATTCAGACAAATTCACCGATGCGACGATCACCCGCACCAGCGGTGCGGCGACGTATGACCCGATCGTCGGCAAGACCGTCACGACCTCTGCAACCATTCCTTGTCGCGCGGTGCTGGGCACGATCGAGGTCGAGAACGATCGAGGCGCGATCGTCGAGAAAACCGCCGTTACCGTGAACGTCGCGATCAAGGCGGGTGACGTCATCACCATCGGCACCACCACCGTTACGATCGGCACGGTCAAGACGACGGCACCGCATGGCACCGCGATCTTGTGGAAGGGCGTGGCAAAGTGAGGATTACGATCGACGTCAGCGACATCACTTTCTCACTCGACGAAGAGTTGGAAGAGAATGAACAGCTTGCAAAAGATGAAGCGCTCAAGACAGCGCACAACATCGTCAAGGAATTGAAGAAAGAACCGCCCGTTGGCACACCGCGCAAGAATGGCATCGCACGCAATGGTTGGGACGTTGACGAGAACGGTGACGCACCCGTCATCTTCAACAACGTCGAATATATCAACGCGCTCAATAATGGACATTCGAAGCAATCGCCCGCTGGTTTCGTCGAGGCCGCGATCGACAAATTCACTAAATAGATCATGCTCCAACGTGATCGCCAGAAACTAACCGCACACTTTGTCGAAAACTGGGAAGGGCCGTTGACGCTCTTCGATAACCAGCCCGCCATTGACGTGCCCGAAAACACGCTTTGGTGCCGTTTCTCGATCACCGCTGGCGCATCATTCCACGACGCGGGCTCGTCACAGTCAGGCCTCTATATTCAACAGGGGCGCGTATGGCTTCAGGTTTTCGTGCCCGAACAGACGGGCACCGCCGATGGTGATGAATTGCTCGATCGTTTCGGCGCGATCTTCAGCCATGCCATTCTCGACGATTACGCGATCAGGTGCCGTTTGCCCGATTATGGCCGCGAACCTTCGATCGATGACGGTTACATGATGGTGACCGCGTCCATCCCGTGGGAAGCAAGACGCCGCTATTCCTGAGATCAACCATTTCCGCGCCACCGATAAATAAAGGCGCGGAGCAAGACGCTCCATCTTGATCTAATTTTGGAGCGAATTACTTATGGCTTATTCACCTAGCGACACTCAGTTCGCAGTTGTTGGCGAAACCGTTTCGGGTGTTACACCCGCCACGCCCGCCTTCAAAATCTTCCCGCACAATAGCGGCGACAATATCACCAGCACCAGCGAGTGGATTGATTCACCCGCCGTGCGCCCGAACCGTGGCAGCAACGGTGGACGCCGTGCGGCCTACAGCACCGCTGGCACCTTGAACGCTCATTTTCAGCGTGACGCGTCGATCGATCTCTTGCTCGCCAGCGGTTTCAGCGGCGCTTGGAACACCGCAACCCTCAAGGGCGGCGCGACTGATTCCAGCGTCACCGTCGAGAAGCTGATGAAGGATTCCGTGAACCGCTATCACCGCGTTCTTGCAACGCAGGTGTCAAAGACGACCTTCAGCGGCAAGGCCACTGACAACGTCATGGTTTCCTTCGATCTCGTCGGCACGACCTTCACCAATTCCAGCGCGATCGTGACTGGTGCGACTTACGCCGATCCCGCAACCACGCTGGGCTTGGCTGGCGAAGATGTCACCATGACGCTCGGCGGGCTTACCGTCGATTTCGTGTCCTTCGAAACGATGGTCGAGTTTGATCGCTCGGCCCAGTTTATGTTTGGCAGCACCGCCGCTCGTGCGATCGGCACCGCTGGCCAGCGCAAGGTTTCGGGTTCGGTCGAATTCTTCATGCCTTCGACCGATTACTTCGCGTCGCTGGCCGCACCCGCTGGCCTACCGCTCGTGATCACCATGGGCTCTGGCGTCAACGGCTACAGGCTCACGGTTCCCGCCGCTCAATTCCGCGTTCCTGAGGATAGCGAAGACGGTTCGGCGATTATCGTGAAGGCCGACTTCAGCGGCGCGAACACCACCGCTGATGGCACCAACATCATTCTTGAGCGTCTCTCCTAATTCCTCACAAATTTGGAGAAAACGGACGGGCGGTGTCTTAACGGCATCGCCCGTTTTCTTTTGCCTAAATACTTCACAATCCATTTTGTGAGGAAATCAAATATGTCGAAGTTTTACGTGCCCGCACGCGTCAATAAGGCCGTCGCTGATAAGGGCCGCTGGTTTACGGTCGAAGATGAAGCGGGCATCGTTTATGGCGAATTCAAGCTGAAGTTCATCGATCAGCTTAGTCAGAAAACCGCGCGCGACAAGAAGCGCATCTATGCTGAAAAGCGCATCAACAACGACAAGGAAAACGACAACACCAAGCGCGCCGCCGCGTCGCTTGCCTACATCAGCATGATCGATTGGAAGCTTCCCACCGACCCTAACGACAAGAAGGCGGTTTCGCCCGCTTTCACACCCGATGATGCGTATGAGTATCTTCAGATGGAAGAGGCGCATATCGTGATGATTTATCTGGCCGACTACGCGTCAAACAACGTCTATTATCAGGAAGATGAAGACGACGCGGGTGAAGAGGAAACCGTAAGAAAAAACTAAGCGCGCTGATCGAGTGGCAGATTACGACACCGCAACTGTCAACGCTTATCGATCTTGCTGAGAATGCCAGCGGCGGCGCACAAGAACGTGCCGCCGCCGTGCTGGCGACCCAACCACCGCTTCACGAGATATCGGTGTTCTATTGGAACGCCTTTATCGAATTGAACAGTGAACGCCCGATCGGCATGTCTGGCAGCGGCTTGATACCGCTGACTGCCATACGTGCTTATGCGCAAGACTATGATCTCGATCGTCAGGAATACGAGACATTCAAACGCATAATCGGTGCGGTTGATAATCGCCGCCAAAGATTGATTGATGATAAGCGCGAAAAGGAAGCCGCTAAGAACAAGAAGGCTTCCTAATCGCCTAAATACGGCGTGTCCGAAAAAAGTATCAAGATAACGATCGATGCCAGTGCCGCGCGCGCTGGTGCTATGCAGGTCAATCAGGCGCTTGCCTCGATCGGCAATGGTGGCCAGCTTGGTCGACTAAACGGCCAGCTTACCAATTCGGCGGGACAATTCACCCGCACGGGCACGGCGGCGCGCACCATGGCTGGCAACATGGCAGCCGCGAACAACAACATCGGCGGTTCGGTGTCAGCGCTTGGCCGTCTCGGCTCGGCACTGGGTAAGACCACGATCGCGCTTGCTGGCCTCGGCATGGCCGCTGGCGTCTTCGCTACGATGGTTATGGGCTTCACCAACGTCGCTGACGCGGCCAGCGCCATGGAAGCACGTCTTCGCATCGCCACAGGCTCACAAGCGGGCTTTACGCAAGGCATGGCTGACATCGTCAGTATCGCACGTGCCACGCGCTCTGAGATCGGTGCGGTTGGCAACCTGTATTCAAAGATGGTGATGAACAGCCGCAACCTCGGCATCAGCCAAGCCGACGCGTCTGTTGCCACACGCACCTTTGCCATGGCGTTGAAGGTTGGCGGCGCATCTGCCGACGAAGCAAACTCTTCGATCCTTCAGCTTTCACAGGCCATGTCGAGTGGTGTGTTGCAAGGCGACGAATTCAAATCACTGGCCGAAAACTCGCCAGTCTTCATGCAAATCCTCGCCGATAGCATGGGCATTCCACTCGGTCAGCTTAAGAAGTTGGGGGCCGAGGGTAAGATCACGGGCAAGGCGATCACTGATGCCCTTACCGATCCTGCCGCGATCGCGAAGATCGAAGAGCAATTCGGCAAGATTCCCGTCACGTTTGCTGACGTTCGCACCACCGTTGGCAACGGCATCACACAGATGGCGTCAGCGCTGGCGAATGGCCTTAACGTCAACACCAGCCTTGCCCAGCTTACCGCGTCCTTCAACCAGTGGATCGACGGCGTGTTGCCGCGCATCCAAGAATTCGGCGCGCAGCTTCGCGAAAGCTTTGCCACCATCGCACCGATCGCCGCCGCTATCTGGGCACCGATCTCGGCGGGCATCGGCCTGATCGTCAGCAACCTTGGCAACATCACCAAGGCGGCGATCGTCGTGGGCTCGGCCTTCGTCACCATGAAGGCGGCGATGGCACTCGGCAGTGCGATCAACGCCGTCTCGGCCTTGTATAAGCAAGTGCAATTCTTGGGCATCGCCATGGGCGCAACCAGCGGCATCAGTGCAGGTTTCGCTGGTGCAATGGGCCTCGCTCAGCGCGCGATCATGGGCGTCAACACGGCGCTGATGGCCAACCCGTTTGTTGCCCTCGCCACCGTCATCGTGGGTGCGGCGATGGCGATTTATCAATTCAGCGATCAGATTCAGATTGGCACCGATGGCCTCGGCACTCTGGCCGACTTTGCCGCCATCGTCATGGAAGACATCGGCGCGGCGTTCACCGCCGTTGCTGGCGTTGTCAGTGACGTGTGGAACGGCATCACGAGTGCCGCGTCATCTGCCTTCACCACGATCGGTGAAATCTTTGCGCCACTGGCCGCATTCCTTCAGCCGATCATCAGCGCCGTGGGCACCGCGTTCACCGCCGTTTTCGGGAACATCGAATTCACCTTCATGGGGCTTGTCAGGTTCGTCGCCAACGGTATCGACCTTATGGTCTCGGCCTTCATGTTCTTGGGCAAGTCGATCGGCGCGGCCTTTGCGAATGCGCCGCGCCTAGTTGGTGCCGCCGTCACGTCGATCGCTAACATGGTGATCGGCGGCGTCGAAAGCATGATCAACAAGGCGGTTGACGGGCTCAATGTGCTTATCGGCTTGGCGGAAAGAATCCCGGGAGTTGGCGACATCGGCACCGTTGGTCACGTAAAACTAGGCCGCGCCGCTGGTGAGAGTTTTGGTGCAGCCGTGGCAAACACGATGCCCTCTTTCGAACGCTACACCTTTGCCAGTGATCACGTCGCAGGCATGGAAACCCGCATCGACGGGCGGCGTGATGCCATCAATAACGAGGGAAGGCGCACCACGCCCGCTGGTGCCAACGACAACACGCCCGCCGTGGCCGCTATGGCTTCACCTGACGGCAATGGCGGCGATCGTGCGGGCCGTGAACGTGCGCGTCAGATTGAAGACGCCAACAAAAAATACGACGAATTCCTTCAAAAGATGCAGGATGAGTTGGCGTTTGCCAGCCTACTCAAGCACGAGGCTGAAGAGCGCAGGAAGATCGATGAAGGTCGAGCAATTCTTGGTGCACGTTTCGGACAAGCGCAGGAAGCCGAGATTCGAGCACTAGTCATCGCCACACGTGCCGCCGAGGCCTTGGGCAGTATTAAGCAAGAGGTTTATGAGCAAGGCAATCGCGCGATCGTCAACGGTATGCGCGTCAATGGTCTTTCTGAAGAGCAACAGGCAATTGAAGACGCGATCGCTGATCGTCGCCTCGACGCGCTCAACACAGGCTTGTCGATCGAGCATCTTCAGTCCGAAACATACCTGTTAGAAGAACAGCGTCTTCGCACGATCCTTGAACAGAATGCCGCGTATGATGCGCAGCAAGCCCGTCTTCGCGAATTGCAGAATACTGGCCGCGACTTGATCGAGGATTACGGGCGTCGCCTCGATCCTCGTGCATCGGCTGAGCGGGATTATCGCGAACGTAACGAAGCAATCAACGCGGCAATCAGGCCGTCAGACGTGGCGGCTGATGCTTGGCAGACTATGGTGACGCGCGCCCTTGAGGGCAGCGCGAAGGACTATGACGACGCCATGTCAGCAATCGCGAACGAGTTTCAGCAAAACGTCGTCAACTCGATTTATCAGATTGGTGATGCGCTTGGTGGAATGCTCGGCGACGTCGTGAACGCGATCGGGCGCGCGGTTGATGCCATGAACCGTGCCAATCAAGGCGATTATTCGCAAAGCGGATTGCTTGGCGGCATTGCCAGCTTGTTTGGTGGCACCAAGGATAATCGCAACCCGTTTGGTGAAGCCGTTGATGCAGGCATCGGGCGTTTCCAAACGGGTATGCAAGAGGTCTTCAGCAAGCCGCTCGATAGCATGGCTAACAGCTTCAGGGGGCTCAAGGATTCCTTCAACCCATTGAAGGAAGGTTCGTTTATCAAGGGGCTCGGCAACGCCCTTGGCGGCGCTATGCAAGGCGCTCAGATTGGCAGCGCCGTCGCTGGCGTGGGCAAGATGATTTGGTCGAAATTCTCGACCACGGGAAGTTCCGTGGGCGGGGCACTGGGTTCGGCGTTCGGACCCGCTGGATCGTTGATCGGCTCGACCCTCGGCGGGCTCGTCGGTGGCCTACTGAAGAAATCGAAGTATGGCACCGCTGGTTTCGAGGTCGATGCCTCGACGGGCCAGCTTAAGGGCATGGCCATCGCTGGGCGTGGCAAGGAACAACAGGAAGCTTCGAAGAACCTTAGCAATCAGGTTGCGGGCACGATCAACGACATTGCCGCGCGCCTTGGTGCTGGCATCAGTGGCGGCGGTGGCATCACCATCGGCATGTATAAGGACAGCTATCGCGTCAACACGCTGGGCTCGACTGGCAAGCTGAAGAAAAAGAGCAAGGGCACGGTCGATTTTGGCGACAACGCTGAAGCCGCCGTTGCATTCGCGATCGATGAAATGCTCAAGAAGGGCATCCTGACTGGCATCAGTGATTTCAGTAAGCGTGCCATTCAAAAGCTTGGCCAAGCGGGCTTGGGGCTGGCCGAGGGTTTCGAAAAGATCATCGACGATCTTGCCATCTTGAAAGACCCTCTTCGCGGCGGCGCGAACGCAATCAAGGATGGTCTCGACAAGATGATCGAGGCCATGAAGAGCGCTGGTGCGACGGCGTCTGATCTTGCGACGGTCGAGGAATATCGCGGCCTCAAGCTGAAGGCCTACATGGAAGATCAGCTAAGCGGGCTCAAGGATTTCCAAAAGAACCTGACGGGTGAAGCTGGCGGTTACACGAAGCTTTCCGTGCTGACACGTAACCTTGCGGAATTTGAGACGATGAAGTCCGCGATCATGGCTGGCCAGACGGTCGATCAGGACAAGTTTACCAACCTCGGCGGTGCTATCCTCGGCGGTGCTGGTGACATTTACGGCTCGACCGCTCAGTTTGTCGCCATTCGCAACATGTTGAATGACACGACTGGCGCGCTGATTGCCAACACCACGGCGGCGATCGACGATTCAACCGTCGTGGCGATCCACCAGCAAACCGACGCGATCACTGGGCAAATCGGCATCACAAACGACCTCTTGAGGCAGGTTCTTGAGCAACAGGCGCTTGCACCATCGAATGACACCTTTGTCGCACCGCGCGCGGTGAACGGTCGCATCACGCAACAGTATTGAGCCTAAATAGGTGATGGCGATCGACCCGAACCGTGCCGCTTTTGTAAGCGCGCCTTACAGATACGAAGAGATCAAGGATGCCGCGATCGAAGCGAAGTTTAAAAACTCGCGTCAAATCGTGGTGGAAACCCGACTGAGCAAAGACGATGCACTTGCATATCTTGCAAAGATTGTCGCGGCAAATGACTCGTCTGTTGATGTTTACGAGGTCAAGATCGAGGGTATCATCGAATTGGAAGACATCGATGTGAATCTTCCGCAGTATACTATCACGAGTTTCGTATACGGCATTACCGCGACGAAAATATTCAAACTCGCAGGTTTCACAACCGACTACAATTCCAACACCACCGAAATCTTGCTGAGGTCGATGTAATGCTTCTAGTTATGCCAAACGCACTCGCTGGCGTGGAAGGGCCTTCGCAAACAAACTTCCCGCTAAGCAATGCGTTCAATGATATCCCGTCCATGCTTTGGGCAAGCCCAACAGGGTCAACACAAAGTTACATCATCGTCGAAAACACGCGCCCGTGGTATGAGATCGACAAGGGCGCATTCGATACCGTCGTGTTTATCAGTGGAACCTTTGTCACCGTAAGAATTCGCACGGGTGACACACCGACAGGTGTTGGTGTCTATGATTCGGGCGAATTGCCTTGGCGCGAACCGACAAATCCAAGCGGCTATTATATGACGAAGTCGAGTTATCGAATTCCAGCCCAAACGGCTCGTTACGTTCGCATCGACTTCACTCGTGCGTCATCGGGTGCGATGAATTTGCGGCGCTTAGTCATCGGAAAGGCAATGCCGTTAGGCACAACGGGTGGGCTCGATATAGGCGCGGAAATGTCGTGGGTTGACGATTCGATCGTCTACAGCGGTCCACAGTATGAGTTTTTTGATCAAGGCCAGACTTACCCGCAATACAAGGTTTCGGTTTCGTTTATCGATCAAGCTGACTTTGAAACATGGTCCTCAAATTTAGCCGTGATCGGCAAGACACGCGCGGTATTCTTCGCCCCCGATGACGACCCGCAATCACACCACAGGTTCTCGGCGTTCGGTCGCATTCAAAACGTGGCGACTGCAACCATGCAAGCAAGTGGCACTTGGAAGATCGAGTTCGTCATACGAAGTTTGGTTGTATGATTCGCTAAATAGAGCGTGAAAAGTTTCTATGTCGAATTAAACCCGCTCAACACCAAGACCAACACCACTGTCGTCTTGCGCCTTTGCTCGGCCAACGCCGAACCCGTCTTCATGGATGCCGCGTGGGAACCGTTGCTAATGAAAGGGCCGACGCGCCGCGTGTCGTTCTTCACCGATGGTATGCCCGATGCCTTGGACATCGATCATGGCAGCATCGAGTTTTTCACGCCCTACACGATTTCTTGGCAAGATTTTTCGTTCAACGGAACACCCGCAACGGTTTGGAACGGTGATCGCATCATCTACAAAGGCTCGGTTGGGCACCTCAAGCGAGATCAACGCCAAGGCGGGCTTGCGCTTTCGGGCAATGAACAGCTTACCGACAAACCGCTCTTGAAGTCATTTGCGGGCACGGGCGGTGCCGAGGGTGCCGAGAACCTGAAGGGCTCTCTGAAGCCGCGCGCATACGGCGTGTGTGCCAACGTCACGCCCGTCTTGGTCGATCCCATTTATCAGGTGTATCAGGTCAACGACGGTGCCGTTGCTGCCATCAGCAAGGTATACGAGAACGCGATCGAGGTTGCGGCCAACCCTGCCACAACCGTCACCACCTATGCCGCCCTCACCAGTGCCGCGCTTGAAGTTGGCCAGTGGGCGGCAGCACCCGCGATCGGCATGTTTCGCCTTGGTGGCCAGCCTCGTGGCAAGGTGACGGTTGACGTGTCTGGCGTGGGCACCACGATCGCCACGATCGCCAAAGCGCTCTTGAACGAAGCTGGTGCACCTTATAACGACGCGTCGCTCGATCAGTGGGGTGAATCGACAAGCCTTTACCTGACTGAGCAAACATCGATTGGTGATGCCGCGCGATCGCTCTTCGATGGTCTCGGTTTCTTGTTCACGGATTCGAACGGTGTCTTCAGGGCAACCGATTGCTGGGCCGATGGTAAAACACCGATCGCTCTTCTGGAAAACAAGCAGCGGTTCCCGATCGTTGTTGAAATAAGTCAGCTTCCTGCCGCGCCGCCCGCTCACACCGTGAAGATCGGCCACACACCGTGTTGGACCGTGCACAGCGCAAACGAGATTAGCGAAGTGCTGAAGATCGCCGCCGAGGGCGTCGAGATCGCACAATCTGCCGCCGATACTGCCAAGGCTGGTGCCGATGCCGCAAACGCTCGTCTCGCCACGATGGCCGATGACAGTGTTCTCGATCGCACAGACAAGTTTGCCACGATCACCGAATACAACCGCCTCTTGGCCGAACAAGGTGACATCGATGCCAAGGCCGACGTGTTCGGCGTGTCTCGATCGGCTTACGATGCCGCGATCTCGGCACTGACGACATACCTGACTGGGCTCAGCCCAGCTTACAACAACACGGCAACTGACACGCCGATCGTCGCCTCGACCTATCGGGCGAAGTTTGCCGACGTCTACAGTGCACGCCAGACGGTGCTTAATGAGTTGGTTGATAAGGCGCGGGCGAATGCAGCATCAGCACAAGTCGCCGCGAACACCGCCAATTTCCGCATCGATGACATCAACTCAGATGACGTTCTCGATCCATCGGAAAAGCGTATCCTCGTGCGGGAAATTGAGACGATCAACAACGCTCGACAGGGCTTGCTTGACCTTGCCGATTTCCACGGGCTCGCGACTGAAAAGACCGAATACAATCAAGCTTACACCAGCCTGATCAACTATCTCGGCACTCTAACACCCGCGTATACAGACACCGCCTTCAGCACACCAATATCGCCCGTGACGTTCAAGAACACGCTGGTTTCGTTCTATGCGAAGCGCGATGCGTTGGATGCCGCAATCAAGTATAAGGCGGGGCAAATCGGGCCCGCTGGTGCTGATGGTTTGGGCGGTCTGACTTGGACGCCGATGATCTCAGGTGGCATCGTTCGCACCGCCAATGGTTTCTTAAAAACGCCTTACAGTCACGCGTTCGATGCGCAGGTTTATTCTCGCGAAAAACTTGCTCAAGCCCGCGTCTCTTTCACTAGCGCACAATCGTCACAAATTGTCATCGTCGGTCTTTCGCAAGAACCGTCGGCAAGCACCGATAGGGCTACCGTCGGGTATGGTGTCTATATCGAGGGCGCAAATATTAGCGCATTTACCTATGGTGAAAGTTCGTCAACAACCAGTCTGGGCACAGCGGTCGCGGGTGACCGCTACACGGTCTCTCACGAGGATCGTGATATCGCAATTTATCGCAACGATGTTGAATTTTGGCGTTGGGCGAATGTCGCCGAAAAGACTGATCGATTTGCGTTGGATTCTTCTTTCCACGGCGGTGCAGAGATCAGCGATGTCTTATTCGTTGCAGATGGTGCCAGCGGTGCTGACGGACAAAACGGTCAAGATGGTGCTGACGGTGTGGATGGCCAAGACGGCCTCAACAACGCCACTGTCTATTTGTATCGTCGATTGGAGACACAGCCCGCCGTTTCAAGCAACGGCAGCACTTACGTCTTTGCGACAGGTATCTTGAGCGGTCACAACAACGGTTGGACGCAAGCAATCCCTGCCGACAACGGTCTGCCGCTTTGGGTTACGACGGCCAGCGCATCATCTGCCACCGCTAGTGATGTTATCGCGTCAAGCGAATGGGCGACGCCCGTAATTTCCAGCACCAGTGGCTTTCAAAGCGTTCCGTTGCTCGTTTTTCAGCGGGCAGCGAGTGCACCAGCGAAACCTTCAGCCACAGCAACGTACACCTTTGCCACAGCGGCGCTGACAGGTTTGAGCAATGGTTGGACCGTGGCTATTCCCGCGAACAACGGTTTACCGCTTTGGGTAACGAGGGCAACGGCACTGGCATCGGCGGTGGCGGCAAGCGACGCGATCGCGGGGACTGAATGGTCTGCACCTGAAAAATTGGCTGAAAACGGCACCAACGGCGCTGACGGGCAAGATGGTGCCGATGGCGCTGACGGGCAGTCACTTCGCACGTGGATCGCCTACGCAAACAACAGCACAGGCACCAGCGGCTTCACCACGGGTGTGCCGTCTGGCCAGACGTATATCGGTATCGCGGAGAACAAGATATCATCCACGCCGTCTACGAATGGCGCTGATTACAAATGGAGTTTGATCAGAGGCAGTGACGGCGTCGCGGGTCAAAACGGCCAAGATGGCCAACCAACCTATGTTTGGATTGCTTACGCTTCGAATGCGACAGGCAGCGCCAACTTCACCACTGGAAACCCGACGTCTGTTCACACCCATGTCGGCTTTGCCAACAACAAGACGACCACGACGGAATCAACTAATCCCGCTGATTACAGGTGGGCGCTGATCAAGGGTGAAGATGGCCAAGACGGTCAAGCTGGTGCGGACGGTCTGACGGGTCTCAGCTTCACGCCAACGATGTCAGCAGGCATCACACGTGGCGTCAATTCATTCACCAAGACTTCAGGTGGACAAGGTTGGAATGAAGGCTTTTACAGCGTTGAAGCAAAGTATCAGGCGACAGCTTCGTTCAAAGTCGCGGTGCTTGATCATGTCATCATCGGTCTCAACAAAACCGTCACTTCAAACGTGTCATACGAGACGATTGATTTTGGAATCAACACGCGCGCTAATGGCACAGCCGCGCCCATCACTTTTGGTAACAACCACAACATTTATACTAACTTTGTCTTCCCGACTGTTGCCTACTCGATCGGCGATATCTTGTCCGTTTCGCACGAGTTTACCGATATCGTTTGCCGCAAGAACGGCGTTGAATTTCATCGCTTTCTCAATGTCGTTGACTCGCTTGGCAAGATGCACCTCGATACCAGCTTTCTCAATGAAGGCGGCAAGATGAATGAGGTCAGTTTTGTTGGCGATGGCGTGCACGGCATTGATGGTAACTCGCTTCACCTTGTCAGCGTCACGCCAAACATTTTTGACATTCAATCGAGTGCGGCGCGTAAAAAGGAACCTCAAAACGGGTTTTACAGTTTTTACAGCGAAGAGTATTTTCTCAACTCAGCCGTTTGCAGCTTTCGAATGGATAAGAGTTACAGTCACGCTGGGCTTTGCGGCGCAACCGATCTTGTAAATAACAATGGCGCTTACATTTTTCAGGTGCGTTACGCTGAAGACAATTGGTATTTCAACGACGTACTAATCGCCAGTCGTGCGGCCTATCCGTTGGACACCACGCTTTGGCAAATTGCCTACGATGGTGTTCGCGTAAGAGTTTCGGCAAATGGTGTCGTCATCACCGAACAGGCCTCAACATACACGGGCCCGCTTTTCTTTAAGGGTTCGGTTTTCCTCGAAAATGGGCGCATCTATGACATCGCGTTCACGTCCTACAACAACGCGACGTGGAACGAAGTTGGCGGCGCGAATAGGCCTGAGAACAACGCGACTGTTGGTGCGCAGCTTGGCACCAATTTCAAGCGTCAAAACGGCACACACTTGGTCGACGCCGAGGTGATAACCATTTTGGGCACGGCGGCTGACGTCACCGCCGTTGGAGGCACTGCCGCCGCTACGGTCAAAGATGGGGCATTGCGGGCAAACGCTGGCCTTAACGCCAGCGGCGACATCGTGCGTAATATCCCCGCGCCTATTCGCGAAGCGTCAAACATCCTCGCTCGCAATGGCGGCGGCACCTACAGCGGCGCGCTCGACGCTGATAAGGCGGCGGGTGCGGGGCTGGCGTTTGTCGATAACAGCGCCAGCACGAAGCTTGGCGGCATTGCCGCTGGTGCAACGGTTGGCGCTGTAGCTGGCACGAATCTCAAGCGCTCGAATGGCAACGTGCTGGCCGACGCCGAGGTGATCACTAACTTGGGCACGGCGGCTGATACATCGGCAGTCGCGGGCACCACGGCAAGCACCGTGCGCGATCGGGCCTCAACAGGTTACAACCTCACCGTTGGCGGCAGTGGCCAGCGCGTGGGTGATGCGCGTAACCTTGCGCCTATCACGTCGCTCAACGTCGGCTTCACCTTCACGGGTGCGGTTAGCTATTCAGCGGCCTCAAATGGCACCGCAACGATCAGCGTGGGCGCTGGCCAAGCGTTGATTGGATCGTCACCGATCTCTTACAATGCCATGACCGCGAACGTCACGGGCAACGTGGGGGAGACAAAGACGTTTCACCTATACGTGACCGAAAATGCCAACCCTGCACTATGGGGCGGCAGCAAGACATTGATCGCCACGATCGATCGCAACGCCAAGTATAACAACGACAACAACGTCTTCATCGGCGTTGTAGCGGTGACGTTCCCGACAAGCGGTTCAAGTGGCGGTTCGGGTTCAAGTGGCGGCGGCGGTGGCGTTTACAATCCGCAAGACCCTAATCAACAGATACCGTAAAAACTCACTAAATAGATGATGTTCACACAAACCAATCTTACCCTGCCCGCGCGCGATGCCGATCTTGCTGATGACGAGATCGGCGCGGGGCTTTATGTCGATGAAACCCTTGTCGAATTGGACACAGGCGATCTTGTAGCGATGTCGGTCAAGCCTCACCGCGAACCGAATACGGGCGGGCTCGTGGTGTGCGCGTGGGCTCGTGCCGTTCATGCTGACGGTTCAACCATCTGTGACAACGCTGGCGAGATCGTTGAGAATGAATATCGCGCAACCTTCACCGCTGGCGATGTCGCTGACTATGGCGTCAGCCATCTAACGAGGCAGGTTCTCTTGCTGATGTTGGGTGAACCGCTCGACGATGACGTGGATGAAAATGGCATCAGCACGGGCCCTTTAAAGGTCTCACAAGACGTTGCGACTAGCGTATCAATTCGGAATGACTTGATGGTTGCAACTATCGCGGCAGGTGGCGAAAGTGAGGGCGCGGGCGTCCTTTTCCCTACGGACCCTTCACCGCTTTGATCACGTCAGCGATCGGGCGGGCTAGGCCTTTCTCGATCGCCAGCCCAAGCACGAGGATTGTGATGATTTGCGCTAACCAATCAGGCACTTTTGATAGTGCAGTAAAATAGGCATCCATCCGTTCGGGATACCACCAACCCACGATCAACAGGATCGTCAGCAACATGAAGAAGACTGGCCGTGCCCAGCGCATTGAAAGCGTGGCCATACGTTCGCCGTCGCACGATTTCAGGAAACGATGAATTGCCGCGAACATCAGTAACCAATCCTGATCGTGTCGATATATAGGAGCGCGGCCTCTTCAGCCGTCTTACGATCGGCGGGTGTGGTGGCGCGCGCGATCAATTCGAGGTGGCGGATAAGCTGGCGAACGTGATCGCGGGCTTCGTTTGCCCGTGTGCGCTCAAACTTTAACTCTTCCTCGTAACGATCCATTTCAGAATTTAGCGTGGTGACGAGTTTCAGCGTCGTCTCTTGGGCCGCGATCGAGTGTGTTTGATCGCTCGCTTTTTCGGCGCGGCGGTTCTCCATCCACTTGATCAGCACTTGTCCGAACAAAACGAACATCGCCATTATGAGGGCGAATGCGAGACTGTCTTTCGGGATTGCGTTTAAAAAATCAATCACGCGTCACCGCCTTCGCGACTGCCGACTTCAAATCTCTTTCAAGTTGCGCGTCGAGAACGGCAGTTTCTTTGTCACTGTCTTTCATCAATCTTTCGATCGTCAATGATGTCGTTTCCAAAGCGATCAGCCGATCGACCCATTTTGCGCGGTGGGCTTGAGCGATGAAGATACTGCCGATCAACAGGCCGAGGAAGCCCAACAGCGCGAAGGCCGAATCCGCGCCTTGATCGATATTCGTCAGCACCAAGGATTGCATCGTCAACATGCCCGCCGAGATCAGGAAGATGCCGCCCTTTAGCGTCGATATAACCAGCATTTCGCCGCGCCACAGTCGTGCCAGCCATGGTGCAGACCAGAGACAATTGTAGGCCGTGACAAGCGCTAGAAGCGCTCGCACGGCCAACACGATATCTGCAAAGATCGGGGCGTCTAACACGCCCTATTTAGGGGTTACGGCAGCAAGAGCGATTCCCACGCGGCAAGCATTTCCTCGATCATACCGCGATGGTCGCCGCGATCGTAAATCTCGGTAAGGTGTTCGCGTTTGTGATTCATAAAGATGGAACCTTCATCGGCGCTGAAACGGTGGCCGTGGGCGCGCATCGCGTCACTGGTGATGGCCGTGCGAACCGACGTGCGAAGAGCGTGAATGTCGAAGGTTTCGAGAACGTGGCCATCCTCGGCCAGCGCCGCCTTCAGGGCGGGCAATACCTCGTGGAACATGTTCTTGTGCACGACCTCGGCGAAAAAGTATTCGCCGCCCTTGTTGGCATCAAGGATAGCGCGGCCTTTCGGGCCCAACTTCAACGGGTGCGGGCGATCGTTCTTCGCGTGTGAGACAGGGAAGGTGTGGCCGCGCCGATCGGTAAACTCGGCAGCGGGGATGGTGAGGGTCTTGCCATCGTAATCGGCGGTGCGCGCGGCGAACGCCTCGATCTTCCTTAGGCCTGTCAAGAGTATCAAGCGAATACCATCGCGCTGGCCGTCTGGCAGGTGGCGGGCGGCTTCCCATACCAGCCGCAATTCGTCGATCGACAGGGCGCGGCGCGACGTCTTGTTCTTTGCTTCGTTGAATTTCCGCACGTGCCCAGTCACGTCCTTGGCGAGAATATCGCGCGCCACCGCGTTCTTGATGATCGGGCGAAGAATTGCCAACACGCGGTTGGACATGACACCTTTCTTGCGATCGCGAAGCGGGTTGATGATCGCATCGATATCAGCACGGGTGATGTCCGCGACGTCCTTGCACCCGATGATTGGGTAAACGTGCCCCTTAAGCGTCTTGCGGTATTCGTGAATGGTCTTGATGCCGCGATCTTCGCGTTGCTTGTCTGCTAGGAATTCCTCGGCAAACGCTTCGAAGGTGTTCGTTTTGACCTTTTCGGTTGTTAGCTGCCCTGTATCGCGCGCGACGTTCAACAGCTTGGCCTTTTCGCGCGCCTTGTCGATCGACATGATCGGCCATTTCCCGAACCTTTTCTTGAAATGATCACCGTCGACCTTCGCCTTAAACTGCCACGACTTCACACCTTTCGGCGACACGACAAGATACAGGTGCCGTTGAACACCGTCAGCCAACAGATATTCTTTCTCGCGGGGTTTAAACTTATCGATCGTCGCCGCCGTCACGTTCTTCGTCAGCACAATCTTCTTTTTCACCACAGGCATCGCACTATCTCCAAAGTCAGCTTTTTGGACCTAGTCAGCCGCGAAGAGGTTTGCAAGGGAGATTCGATCAGACGGTTGATCAAACATATAGACTTGAGATCATCGCAATCTTCATCATCAAACGATGGAAGAATGGAAGGCGATTGAAGGTTACGAGGGTCTTTATGAGATCAGCAACTTGGGCCGCGTGAAGACAATGTCGCGCTTAGTCGATCGAGGTCGAGGTATTGTGCCGCAAATCTTGAAGCAAAGAATCCTGCCGCCGCGCGCCGATCGCAATGGCAACGTCTTGGTGACCCTGACACGAGACGGAAAGCGCAAGACGTTCATGGTGAGGCGACTGGTGGCGGCGGCGTTCATTCCGAACCCGCACGGGTTTGCCCATACGCGGCACCGAAACAACCTCAAGACAGACTGCCGCGCCATCAACATTGCTTGGGGCACCGTCTGGCAAAATCTCGATAATCGATAGTTCTATAAAGACGTTTTCGGATACGATCTCGTAAATATCGACTTTTCCAAAGTCATTTCGCCAACACTGGTGAATGGAAACATGGAAAACAATTGAAGGCTATGAGGGTCTTTACGAGATTAGTGATCAAGGTCGCGTCAAAACCTTATCGAGAACGGTGTATCGCGGTCGAGGTTCATCACCACAGGTGTTGAAGGAACGGATATTAGATCACCGCATCAACAAGGATGGATACCCCATCGTTTGTTTAAGCAAAGATCGGAAAGGGCGGAATTGTCTAGTTCACCGCTTGCTGGCCGAGGCTTTCATTCCGAACCCTGACGGGCACCCGATTGTGCGGCACCTGAACGATGTCAAAACTGATATGCGGTTGGGGAATCTAGCTTGGGGAACACACACCGATAATCGGCTCGACGCGATTCGAAACGGGTGCAAGATTCACGTGCTTGAAAAAGGTGAAAAACACAAAGACGCCAAGCTGACTGAAGCTGACGTATTGGCCATTCGCGCCAGCGCAGAAAGCGGGCTGGCGCTGGCGCGGAAATATGGCGTCAGTGACAAGGCGATCAGCAAGATCAGACGCCGCGAGACGTGGAAGCATATCTAA